ACAAGGACTTCGAAGACTCAAACAAAGTTGCTGGTGGTGCTGTGATTGCTGCGAACTTCATGAAGCGTCTGTCAATTGCTCTTGCTAAGAGAGGTCATATGGCAGTATTCATTAGCCAAGTTCGCGCAGACATTAAGCTCGATCCGTATTCCAAAGCTCCAGTTCGCCAAACAACTGCGACTGGCGGCAATGCACTTCTGCACTTTGCAAACTTCATTCTTGAGTTCGAGCCGCGATACAAGGGAGATTTAATTCTTAAAAATCCTTCCGACAAGACAATTGATGCTGTCAACAATCCAATCATTGGTCACTTCGCAAAAGTAACTGTGAAAAAGTCTCCCAATGAAAAAACGAATCTTACGATTGCTTACCCAATTAAATACGGTCGCACAAATGGCAACTCTGTATGGATTGAAAAAGAAATCGTTGATTTGCTTCTGCTGTGGGAGTTTCTTGGTAAGGGTGGTGCTTGGTATACAGCAACAGAAGAATTTGAAGAACTTCTCGCGGAAAATTCTCTTCCAGCATTCGGCAAAGTGCAAGGACTAGAATCGGTATTCAACAAAATTGAACAAGACCCACAACTCAGCAAATTCCTTGTTGGATATTTCAAGAAAGCAATTTGCAATGAAGTTTAAAACAATCAATGGTTCTGTCGCAGAGCTTAAAAATGCCAAGAGATATTTAATCAAATGGAAGGGCAAGAGTCGCAGTAAGTTTCAACTATACGTTAAAGAATTTCTTTTTCCATACTGGAAGAACGACATTGTTTTCGAAGAGTTCAAACTTGTCGGCACTCGCCTTTCTTTTGATTTCTACAACGCTAACAAAAAAATTGCCGTCGAAGTTCAAGGAGGTCAACACACGAAATATGTTGAATTCTTCCACGGCAATCGTTTTCAATATCTCCAGCAATTAAAAAGAGATGAAAAGAAATTGCAATTCTGCGAAGTCAATGGAATCACTCTTGTCGAAATTTATCCAAAGGATAAAATCTGCGAAGAACTTTTTTCCTCATTTGGCGTAATTTTGTAATTGACAACGGTAAAAAAAACCTTATCCTCAACTCAGATGATCTATAACTTAGAACTAGAAAAACAACTACTAGCGGCACTAATCAAAGAACCCGAAAGCTATTGTGAGATTTCCAATTTCATTAGCCACAAGGATTTCTACAGCGAAGATTCGGGGCTGCACAGTTCAATCTTTACAGTAATCAAACAAGCAATCGACGCTGGCGATCAGATTGATGAGGTTATCGTTGCACAACGAGTATCGTCACTAGGATTATCTTTTGAAGATAGACTCAATCCTGCTGATTACATTCGCTCGCTTGCCATGCGCAAAGTCCCGCACGGCAATCTAATCAAGACAGCAAAAGAACTCAAGAAGTTCACGATTCGTAGAGAGATATATGAATCCTCTCAAGAGATTGCTCGTAAGATGAAGTCTATTGCTCCAGAGTCGAGCTATAGTCAAATCATCGGAGCAGCAGACGATTCCTACAATTCGCGCATCAATCTTTATGAGATTGGAAACGATACGCCAGAAAATATCTATGATGAAATGGAAGCATTGATTGAAGAGCGAGGTAACAATCCCATTACCGAATTCGGCATGATGGGTCCTCATGAAAAAATCAATGAAATCTATGGATCACTGCTAAGACCTGGAAACATCACAGTTATCGTTGCTCGATCTGGCGTAGGAAAGACTCAATGGTGCATGGACTACTCAACTAAAGTGTCGATGAAATACAATGTTCCTGTATTGCACTTCGACAATGGCGAGATGAGCAAAGAAGAGCTTATCATGCGTCAGTGCGCTGCTATTTCTGGAGTTCAGATGCATCTTCTCGAAACAGGAAACTGGAGAAAAGCTGGACCAGATGTAGTCGCAAAGGTTCGTGCTACTTGGGCAAAAGTAAAAGACCTCAAGTTTTATTACTACAATGTCGGTGGCATGGATGTAGATTCGATGATTAAGGTTCTCAAGCGATTCTATTATGGCAAAGTTGGTCGTGGCAATAAAATGATCTTCTCATTTGACTATATCAAAACGACTTCAGAATCTGGCGGCGGCAAGAATGAATGGCAAGTAGTCGGCGAGATGGTTGACAAATTCAAGAAGTGTCTTCAGAAAGAAATCCTTCACGAAGGTGAGCCTATCATTCCTATGATTACATCTGTGCAATCTAACAGAAGTGGTATTACCAATAACCGTCAATCAGCAAACATTGTTGATGATGAAAGTATCGTATCGTTGTCAGACCGAATCACACAGTTCTGCTCCCACATGTTTATTCTTCGCAATAAAACTGCTGATGAAATTGAAACAGAGGGAAGAAACTTTGGCACTCATAAAATTATCAATGTAAAAGCTCGACACCTTGGCAAAGACATTGCTGGCGCTGTTGAACCAGTTCGCATTGGAGATAATTTGCGCAAGAACTTTATCAATCTTGAGTTCCATAATTTTTGCATCACCGAAAAAGGAGACCTTCGTGACATTGCTCGCGTAATGGAAGGTGGCGCAGACCTAGAAGACAATGAATCAGATGACATCCCAGACTTCAATTGATCCCGTTCACATCAAGCCTACCCTTGAAAAAATAGGGTATCGCTTGATTGATTGCGGAAATCATTGGCGCACAAAAGCTTTATATCGAGGCGGCGACAATGAAACTGCCATTTGTGTTTACAAGAACACTGGAGTATGGACTGACTATGCTCAAGGCAGTCAGAAGTTTCCCTTTGAAAGACTAATCAAATTGACTTTTGGCTCTGACCAACAAGCTATTAAAAACATTTTATCTTCTATCAATAAGTCTGAAGAATACGTATATATTGAAAAACAAACAATCGAAATGGACCAAATCTACCCTGAATCAATGCTGAACAATCTGTTCCCCAATTTTTCTTTCTATAAGAAGAAGGGATTGTCAGATGATACTCTTAACTTTTACAAAACTGGACTCGCTCAATCTGGAAAGATGTATCGACGTATGGTATTCCCAATCTACAACGAGTATAAGCAAATCATTGGCTTCAGCGGCAGAAAGATAGACGATAGTAATGACAAAATTCCCAAGTGGAAACATCTTGGTAAGAGAAAGAATTGGATTTATCCAGCATATATTCCCGCAGAAGAAACTGTTGATTCAATCATTCGCAAAGCAGGAGAAGTTGTGATTGTCGAAAGCATAGGCGATAGCATGGCTCTTTTTGAGTCTGGCATCAAAAACAATCTTGTATCTTTTGGACTCGGTTGTCAGTCTATCATGCTATCGTATCTCAGCTCTTTTCCTGTTAAGAGAATCGTAATCGCTGGCAACAATGACTTAGATGGCGAGAATCATGGCTATCTTGGATGCGTCAAAACATTGTTAAATCTTTTGCCGTATTTTGATTTTAATTGTATCGAGATTAATTTGCCGCCAGAATCTCACAATGACTTCTCTGACGCATTTAATTCTGGAGTCGATCTAAAAAAATGGTATAATACTCCTGTAGACCGTTCTCAATTCATCAAGGAATTGATTACTTTTGTAGCCGCAAACAAGCAGAAATTTAAAGAAAAAGACCTGTCTATGCTAAGAAAAGTATTAAAATCCTCATGAGTGAACCAAAGAATTCGTTATCCGCTAGTCGCATCAAAACTCTCCAGTCTTGTAGCTGGATGTATTATGCGAAGTATGTTATTGGCATACCCGACAAATCAAACGATGGCGCAAATCGCGGCACGATCTGCCACTTAATCTTTGAAGTTCTTGGCGAGCCTCGTAGAAAAAAAATCTACGACAAAATCATTAAAAAACAAGATGTCTTTTCGGTGAAGTCTATCGAGAAACTAATTTTCAAACACGCTAAACGTCTTGGGGTAAATGATGATGATAACATCGAGTTGATTAAAAAAATGACACTCAATGGACTGATGTATGACTTCTTCGGTCTATCTGCTGGAAAACCAGCTCTAGCCGTGTCGGAACAAGATTTCGATATTGTCGTTAATGACGGAAAATTCAAATACAAAATCAAAGGATTCATCGACAAACTATTTCTCTACAAGAAGCAGAAGTTTGCACTGATTCGAGATTTCAAAACTAGCCGCGAAACTTTCAAAGGCAAAGAAGTCAAAGACAATTTGCAGGACTACATGTATAGTCTTGCAGTAAAACACTTGTTCCCCGAATATTCGGATAGAGCAAGCGAGTTTCTATTTTTGAAGTTTGAATTAGACGATTCAAAGAACTCTGGCATCATTCGCATGGCTCCAATCACCGATGATGACCTAGAAGGCTTTGAGCATCAACTAACAGCGATTCAAGAATACCTCGACAATTTCTCCGAAGAAGATGCTTATTCTAACTTTGCATCTAAGCAACCATTCCCGAAAGATAAAACTTTTAGTGGACCACTACAATGTGGATTCGCCAAATATCCAGGACAGCTAAAGATTGATGGAACTCCTATGTGGGCATGTTCCTGTAAATGGGCTTTCGATTATTTCTCCACTGTAGATGAAAACGGAAAGCAATTAAAATCATATTTTAATGAATCAGATATTCCAGAAGGACAAAAATACGAGAAGCGTAGCTATGGCGGATGTCCTACACATCAAAAAAAGTCTTGACATCGTGAAGGGGATGTATTATTCTCTTCTTGATGATTCCTATATTTACATCTCACTTCTCGATAGGCAAGTCGATTCTCACGCTACAGCACCCCGACAAAGAAACTTCGGATGGTTCTGATAGCATCTTTTCAATCGCTAAAGAAAGCGGTTTGAAGAACCTTTTCTTGGTTGAGGAATCAATGACTGGATTCTTCGAAGCCTTTAGAATTTCTAAAGAGCTAGGCATTCAATTACACTTCGGCTACAAATTCGTATGCTGCAACTCTGATGCCAATACCAAGTCTAATCATAAGCTTGTTGCCTTTGCCAAAAATGACGCTGGTTGCAAAGCTTTGAATCAATTGTATTCTTTCATCAATACAAGTCAAAAGGGCGCTATCTCTAATGACGATCTAATCTCTCACTGGAGCGACGATCTGATGTTAGCTGTTCCTTTTTATGACTCATTTATTTTTAATAATCAAATGATTATGGGCAATTGCATTCCAAATATCGCACCGCTCAATCCAGTATTTTTCATCGAGTCTAACGGACTTCCATTTGATGAACTAATCAAGAAAGCTGTGCATCGTTATGCGCGAGATACCATGCCAAATGCATCAATTCAATTAGTGCAATCTATTTTTTATAAGCACAAATCTGACTGCGATGCCTTTCAGACATATAAGATTCTCAGTGACCGTAAATTTGGCAAGCAAGCGACACTCTCTTGCCCCAACTTAGAACACTTTGGCAGCGATGAATTTTGCTGGGAACAATACGAACAAAAACTTAAAACAATAATGAACCAACCATGAACGACCTACTTAGATTCAAAAAAGATCAAAGCTACATAGTTTTAGATACAGAGACAGAGGGACTCAACCTCGTCTCTTCCAGACCGTGGCAAGCTTCATGGACTATTTGCCGTGGCAATACAATCGTTTCCAAGCACGATCACTTTATTCACTGGGACAATATCAACGTATCTCCCGATGCTGCCAGAATTACAGGCTTTGACAAAGACCATTATTATTCAAAAGCCGAACATCCTATTCAGGTATTCGAAAAACTTTCCAAGTATCTTTACGATCCATCGTTTTTAGTTATTGGACAGAACTTTCTTGGCTTTGATGTTTATATGATCAACGTCTGGCGTAAAATGATTGGCATGGATAGCGATCACTCTTATGTCAAAAGAGTCATTGACACAAAATCAATATCCACTGCCATATTCAAGAACATCTTGCCCGACAAAGAAAATTTCTTATCATGGCAATATAAGATGTTGCATATTCGCGAAAAGGGTTTAAAAACCAGTCAAGCATTCATGCTTAAATACTACGACATTCCTCATGACCCTAAAAAACTTCACGATAGCCTCTACGATGTAGAGATGACATTCGAAATCTTCAAAAAACAAATTTTTAACATTGATCTATGATTGAACAATTCTCACATTACGAATCCCCATTTCCAGCAGGAGTAAAACTTCCTAAAATCCAAATCGAACAGCGCTACTATCAAGAGCTGGGAATTCCCGATAGCATTTCTAACTTTGAATTCTTACGCCGCATTTGTTTTGAAGGTGTGAAAAAACGAGGCATTCTTGAATTTTCAAACAAAGAAAAATACTTTGAGCGTCTCAAGATGGAATTGTCTATCTTTGAAGATTTGGGCTTTATTGATTATGTTTTGTTGAATTGGGATATTATTAATTTCTGTCACGAAACAGGCATTCCTACAGGTGCGGGTCGTGGCTCAGCTCCTGGAAGTTTGGTGTTGTATGCCATTGGCGTAACTAATATTGATCCAATCAAGCACGATCTATTCTTCGAGCGATTCGTTTCTAAAAGCCGTGCAAGAAAAATCGAACACAACGGCGAAATCTTTTTGGATGGCTCGCTACTGTGCGATGTTGACAACGACATTAGCTACGATAGACGACAAGAAGTGCTAGATTATATTAATAAAAAATATGCTGGCAGAACTTCCAAGATTCTAACCCTCAACACTCTAAGCAGCAAGCTGTGCATTAAAGAGTGTGGCAAGATTGTTGGTGAGATGTCAGAGTCGGAAGTTAATATCATTAGTGATTCAATTCCCAAAAAGTTTGGCAAGGTAGCGAAGCTTGGCGTAGCGTATGAAGAAAGTGAAGTCTTCAAAGAATTCGCGAACAAGAACAAACGCATCTATCGCATCTCCAAAAAGATCGAAGGTCTCAACAAGAATGTCGGCGTTCATCCATCTGGTATTGCTATTAGCTACTATCCACTAGAAGAGATTATGCCTGTGCAGAATACTGGTGAAGAAGCGTTAGTTTCGGGATATGATATGAACAACGTAGCAGAGTTGATGGTCAAGTTCGATATTCTTGGGCTGCGCACATTGTCGGTAGTTAATGACGTTTGCCAACAGATTGGCATCAAAGCTCACGACATTGATGTAGAGCATCCTTCTATTTATG